TAGATCCTGGTTGTAAAAAATTACTTTGTAATATTGTTGATCCAAACACAATGTTTCTCAAAGATAAGTTTGGATACAATGTTGGACCAACAATATTACAAAGTAATTTTTTACAACCAGGATCTAGTTCTTTTAGATCATACGCATTAGAAGGATTAAGAAGTTTAGACCCAGTAGCTGCGGATCAATTTTATCAACAAACATATGGTAAGTCTTTTGATGAAGTTAAAAAAGATATACAACAAAAGAAAAATCCATTTGGACCACAAGATCCTAATATCGGCACATCTGATTATCAAGGTGGTGGGGGTGGAAATATAGGTTCTGATGGTGCAGACTATAGTTCATCTGCTTCAACAGGAGCCAAAGCTGGATTTGGGTATGGTTTATAATGGCTAAAATAGTACAAACATTAACAAGACCTAGTAAAGAGTATGATCAAAGAGTTGCAGACTCTCAGGTTAGAGATTTAGATGCAGTAATACAAAAATTAAACACAACGTTTCAACAAGAATTAAAAGATGAGGTAGAAGCATTTAACTTCTTTTTAGATTAATGGCTAATAGTTTTAAAAATAAAAAAGTAGATTTAACCACAAGTGATTTGACTACTTTATACACGGTTCCCACAGCTACCACGACAATTGTTAAATCAATATTAGTATCTGAAGATGCAGGATCGGGAAGCACAATTACAATAACCTTAGTAGACTCTAGTGGTGCTATATTTAATTTATTTAAAGATAAAGCTATAGCATCTAAAGCAACAACAGAACTTTTAGATCAACCTCTAGTAATGGAGGAAAGTGAGATACTTAAAGTGCAAGCTGCTGACGCAAATGAATTATTTGTCATAGCTTCAATAATGGAAATACAACCAAGAGAGGTAACAACATAATGACTGAATTAAAACCTGCAAAAGTAGAAACAACTTATAGACATAAGCAAACAGGGGAGATTTTTAAGGAAAGAAAAGACTGGGAGGCTAAAGGCTATAAAAACGAGGATATGGCTCAAGATGTAAAAGTTATCATGCCTAGTCTTGATTTATTTACAAAAACCAAGTAGATTATAAAATTCAGGATTTTACACCTGCCACAATTTTAACATAAATAAACTATGACGATTTCTAGAGGACAAATGAATAGACAATTAAGAAAAGGTGGGGGTATCATGAACCTCTCTTCTGGAACTATTGGAGGTGGTGATTACGCTGGTATTCCAATGGGCAGTAGAACAGGTTTTGGATTGTTGAAAAAAATAGGAAGAACTATCAGAAAAATTATACCTAACGAAATATCTAAAGTGGCAACCGCTGCCGCTCCATTTGTTGCACCTTTTAACCCACAAGTTGCAGCAGCTATGGCTGGCATAGGTAGTTTTGATCAAACAGGAGATTTTGGTGATGCTTTAAAAAGAGGTGCCTTAACTTATGGAGGTGGTCAAGCAGCTAGATTTATAGGTGGTGCAGGATTTCAAGCCCCTAGTCTAAGTGCTTTTACACCCTCTGGATTTAAAGCAGGTTTCAGTTCACCGATAGGAACAAAAACAGGTTTAGGTAAATTTTTCGATCAAAGAAATCAACGAGCAGCAGGAGAAGCAATTGCACAACGAGGTAGAGATGTACAAGCTATAGGTGATACTAAAACAGCGGATTTCTTAGTTGATGCAGATGATGTTGTTACAGCAACTAATCAAGGAGTAGGATCTATAATTGACTCTAGAGGATTAGAAACAGGAGCTACCGTTGTTGATGTTGCTACCCCTGGAATAACAACAACAAAAAATAGTCTTATTTCTAACGTTAGAAATAAAGACTTTAAAGGTGTTACTGAAAATATTTCAGATTTAATAAAAAAAGGTGGCAGAGCTGTTTTTTATACACCAAGAACAGACCAATCTGGAAACGTTGTAGGTTACGATTTAGATAAAAATGTACTATTAGCAGCAGGTGCTTTTGGCTTAACATATTTAGATGCTAAAAAAATTGCTAATGAAGCTGGTCAAGACATTACTGAGGAAGAATTTAATTCAGTAATTGATGATGCTAAGTTTGAAGAGAAAAAAGAATTTTATGCAAATAATTTAGCAAACTTTTTTGGTGGTAAGAAAGACGGCGGAAGAATAGGATTTAGATTCGGTGAAAAAGTTGAAGATAAAGAAGGTATTCTATCTATGATGGATAAAGATAAAGAAGATGAAGACATGTTAATGGCTGGAGTAGGTAATGTTATGAAATTATTTACAAATGAAAGAACTGGTTTTGATAGAGCAGGTTTTGAAGATATGTTAATCCAATATTCAGATAGTAATGCAAAAGCAAAAGGAGTTAAGTTGATGGATTTTGCATTAGACTTTTTAGGGATTAGTGGCATGAAAGAAGGTGGAAGAATAGGTTTTTCTAGTGGTGGTGGTCGAATGATGGAAACATACAGACTACTAGAAGAAGCTATAGAAAAAAATGATACAGATCAAATTGAAATATTAAAAACAATTTTAAGAAATGAGTTTTCACAAAAATTAGCAAAAGGTGGAAGAACAGGTTTTAAATTAGGTAAATCAAAAAATTTTAAACCTTTACAAATAGATCCAATGAATGAGAAACTTGAAGACATGTTAGAAAGTGGGTCTGCTGCTTTACCTGCAGGTTTGTTAATGGGTATGAAAAATATTAAAAAGGCAGCAGAAGCAGGTAAAGAAATATTTAGTGCTGCTGAAAAAACATCTATCATTAGACAATTAGCTGGAAGAACTCCAAAATTTACAGAGGCCTATAAAAGCATAGGTAAAAATATAGCAGAAATTAAAAAAGTAATGGATGAACCTTTAAAATATTTAAAAGATGCCGCTTTATTAAAAGAGATATTGAAATTAAAAAAAGCTCAAGGGGGTAGAGTAAACTACAATATGGGTAGTGAGGTGCCTGTAAGAAAAAATAGTGTAGGGATTGAAGAATTAGATTATAGACAAACTGGTGGTTTTGTTCCAGTAGGTGTTAAAGAAAAAGCAGATGATGTTCCAGCTATGT